TGTTAAAAAAGGAGTTATTAATTGATTCATTTGCTGTTGATATTCTGTACGTAAAGTGATCTTATAAGACATTTCCACATAAACAGGCATCGGAATGCTTATAGTTTCATATACTATTTTGTTATTGCGCATTCCTGGAAAGTTGACTTGTCCCCTCTTTCGCTGGGCGTCAGCATTCGCGAAATTAGACGATTTATCTTGTTTGATTCTTCTTGCGATCTTTATAGACCCGCCCTTCTCATCATCATGAGGAACAACGTTGCCCCAAACTGCACCTTTCTTGCTTAAATCCTTCGCTATATTGGTTCTTTCCACTGCAATGATCGGAAGTATTAAAGCACCAGTGGCATCCCTGAAATATACATCTCTTTTCGCCGCTAAACTTCTTTCTGGTGACACCCAAGTAAGCCTTACGGGCTCGAATCCGTTCGGAGTCATTGTGTGTAAATTTAAATCTTTAACATAGTCCAACATTGCCGCGTCAACATTTTCAATATCTGAAGCTCCGAAGCGAATTGGAAATTCTTGATCCGAAGGAACACCGCCAAGCATAAAATCATTTATTTTATGCATCGGACCACCCCGGAAGGTTCTGGCGACCAATAAATTCGCCTATTTCCCTCTCCACTTCATCTTGAGTCATGACTCTTTCTCTGGGTATTTTAAAATCTACAGGATTTTCCCTAATTGTTATGTTTGGGCCTAATTCGTCCTTCCCCCCACCTATCAAATGACCTAAAACTTCAATATTCATCTTGGTTTCGAACTTCCTCTCTTCATTTGAAAAAGAACTCAAGTTATTGCTATGAGAGAAGTCCTGCTGGATGAAACCCTCATATCTATGATGCTCATCGCTTATTATAATATAGTTTATGCCCCCTGGAGAGGTTATAAACGGCACCATTATCTCGTTCATTTGTTGTTGGTACTCTGTTCTGATCGTTATCTCATAATTAACAGTTATATATACCGGAAGTGGTATTGTTATGGATTCATATACCACCTTTTTGTTAGCAGTTGGAAAGTTTGGTTGCCCCCTTTTTCTTTGTGCGTCAGCATTTGCGAAATTAGACGTTTTATCCTGCTTAATCCTTCTTGCTACTAATATGACACCACCCTTCTCATCAGATTCTGGTACCAAAGCTGCCTGAATCGTTCCCTTTTTAGAAGGATCTTTCACAAGACTTGTTCTCTCGACGGTCATTAGCGGAAGAACCAAAGACCCGTCTTTGTCCCTAACTCTAGAGTCTCTCTTGCTTTGAAAAACTCTTTCAGCAGATGTCCAGATAACAGGAAGAGGGGTCCATCCATTATTTGTGGTTGTGTGTAAATTAAGCCCCTCTAAATACGAAAGCATCGCAGTATCAATATTCTCTATTCTAGACGGAGGGAATGGAATTTCTTTTAATTTTTTAATATGGTCATCATTATCCGGCATTGAAGAGTCCCTCTCTTGCCTTGACACATTCGGCGGTTACTTCCATTTTGTGTCCAACTTGACCGAATATCTGTTTTGGTTCGTTAAGGGTCACTATTTCGTAGTATTCTTCACCGTACAAAACAAAATCACCCTCTCGGACGAACAAATTCTGATCTTCTGTTAATCTTCTTTTGTGAAAATGAACAGTTATTTTTGATAACCGATCCACTCCTAGATTTGTAGTTTCTGTTTCATATCCCTGCCACTCGACAAGAGCGTATACTCTTATTGGGTTTAAAAAATTTTTATGAATTGCTTCTCCATAAACGGGATGAAAGTCGGTGTCCTCGATGCTAATTGGATAATACAAAATTTGCTGGCCAATGACCTTTTCGACCAATTCATCATTTATTTGTTTTACCAGGTCTCTTTCTTTTTTTCCCAGAAAGAGTGGTGGAGGAGCATCCTGGGGCTGCTTCCATTTATTGTCTGCCATGAATTATTACCCCACAAATACCGACAACGGTATCTTCTTTTGTATATTGATGCTGGCGTCCATTGTTTCTGAATCAATTTGAGCTAACTTAGAATATGTCATTTCAGCCAGTGTCGTCTTTAACTCCTCCCTTAACTTATCTTGTTCTTCTCTCGCCTGAGTTAACAAATCTGAACCGTTTAACGTAACCGACTCGCCTGGAATAGGAATGGTTTGAAACTTACTCCTAATCTGGCCGAGTATCTCTTTGCACAAAGATAGAGCGAACCTCCTAATCCACTGCTTACCTATGCTGTTTATGCTCTTATATGGCAAGTTTGCAAACGGTAGAGTATTCATGTTGTTAATACCATCTATCCCAGTGTCAGTTCCTGAAGCTTCCTCAGAAAACGGATCCGAAGGAATTGAAAACTGGACCCACATTTTAGAAGGTCCACGGTGGTATGGTATTGGAAAAATTCTCAACTTATTATCCTTTAATTCATACGAGAAGTGGGACATCCTTGTATAAATGGAGTCTTCAAACGCCATCGCCTGAGCTTTGTTGTGCCAAGCGGGAATTAACTCAAATGTTGAAGTATCTGAAAATTGTCCATAACTGTGGAGGTTTCCTACAACGTTTAACCCTCCATAATATCCAAAGAATCTCCACATTGCTGCAGGTGTTTTATAAAAAACCTTCTTCACAAGAATCTTCTTGTTTCCAACTTTATTGAAATATGGAAGACTGCCGGAAGCGATAGCTGATGATGAGATTATCGTCTGTAAATCATAATCTTGCTGACCAATTGTAACATCGAAAGACGCTGAATATTCTGCTTGACCACGTCCAACGCCTGCTTCTGCGCCTGCGGCTTCAGAAGCCCTTCTAGCATATCCAAAGTCAAAACGCGGGTATTTTAATGCTACTTGAGTGCCGCCTAACGAAGATGACAGACTGGTGTCTCCTGTTGATTTAAGGTTGCCTAGATGGTCGAATGCTCCCGTTGAATGACCCAAAAATGAAGAAAGCGAGTTATTCGCTTGATGAATATTTAGTATGTATGAATATTCTAAAACTGCCTCTTCATACGCAGCATATACATTCGCTGTCGTTAGTTCAATATCTAGTACGTCACCACCTAATTTTCTATATACATAAGTAACCTGATCTGCTGCTCCAGACAAGAAGTTAAAATCATAGAAATCTGATGTGGTCTTGGAATATACCCTATACGGTACCACTGCATCGACATCATTAACAGAACCAGTAGATGGTAGTACAGACTTGCTCATTGTGCTAGCTGGGGTTAGTGTCGTTGGCATTTAGGGATCCTCCGGAGTTTCTCTTTTAATTAGTTAGACAAACAAAGAAAATCCGCTATGTTATGAAGAAGCCTTTGTTCTCCGTCTTCTTGTGGTCTTTGTCTTAGTTTCAGCAGTAGTTTTATTAGTTGTGTTAGATTTGTTTCTGCGTTTTCTATTTTTATTAGTTGTTTCCTTAAGAGCATTAACCACGGGCTCTGGTGCTTTTTCTTCTGGTAAAACACATTCAACAGATTGTTCTTCTACCTTCTGTATAGGTTCCGATATTTGGAATACTGCTTCTTCAGGTTCGATTGTTGGTTCAGGTTCCGGCTCTTCTTTCTGAACAACCGGCTCTTCGGGTACCGTTACTGTTGGTTCCGGTGCGCTCTTCGCTCCGAATAATGCTGCTCGTTTTGTAGCATACTTTGCAGCGTATTTCGTCTTTGTTAATCTCTTTCTTGTTTTGCCCATTGTAAACTCCTTTGTTTAGGCTTGTATAATAAATAGTCCACACAATAGAAAACCCCAAGCCATAAGACTTGGGGTTGCTTCTATGATAAGGCGAGCTAATTGCTTATTAGGCGAACGCTGGTGTGGTCGCTGCAGAAATGAATCCCTGAACGAGCCACCTTGTATTGTCCTTGTCGTAGACTACATCTACCCAGGAACCTTGCTCTGTGTCCGCTGCGAGGGTCAACACATCATCATCAGTGGTAACACCGTCAGCCTTTATCTGATCCGTATCCCCTGCGACATCGTCGTCGTCCCACGTTACCGCGCCCTGGAAGGCGTCGGCTGCTGCGGCGGTGATCGTCACCGTGCCGCCTGTAACGTCGTCGATAATCCAAAACGAGTATCTAGTCCCGTTCTCCGCATCAGTTGGCAGGGTGATGGCTACCGCGCCGCCTGCGTCGATTGCGTAAAGTTCCCCACTCTCATTTTTTGAAATCGTCTTGCTAGCAGTTACAACCTCTAATCTCGCTCTGCTTGCTGAATATGCTGCTCTTCCTACTTTAGCCATTTTTAAAATCTCCCTTTAATATATAAAAGCATTTCGCCTTATCACTTGTAGTAAATAGTTTAACAGTTTAGAAAAAGCCCCCCAAATCAATGGGGGGCGATTCTTTTAGCTACCGGATGCTATTAGCTAGCACCT